CGATCATCTAGCAGTCTCACATGACTAGCGCGCGTACAGCCAAGGACTTTTGCGCAATACCCAAACAGGTACTGAACTAGGTCCTTACTTATCCGATCGCTAGCTTCCTTAAGATCAATAGTTACATACTTTTGATCCAAGGAACTCGATAGTGCCATTTTACCGTTAATCGACTGATCCGAGAAGTTGATTCTTCCCGATGTCAGAGGATGACGATTAATAGCACTCTCAAGAACATGTCGCTGACCTTGCTGAATCCATATTGACTCTTTTGGGTGTACGCTTATTAGGCGAGGCCCTCTGGAGTCTTTTGGAACAGCCACCATCTTACACGTGATTTTATCATGTGTACGATAGTTGCGACTCATACAATCGTCGAATCCCAATGAAGGGACAAGACAGAAGTATTTGTCGTAAGGATAAAACTCCGTTATAGGAGTGTAGATGTCGAAACTACTCCTATCACGAACCGAACAGGGCGGAAAAACCGCCCCAGGCCCGTGATGTGGTAGTATCGATGCGAAGTCGGACCGTCCTATGACGAGTCCAACCAAGCGGCGAGCTTCTCTAAATACAGGGTCCTTAATCTCCCGCGTGTTAAACGCAGTAGACCAGGACCCCACATCTTGATTAGCTTCTTCAAAGCTCTTTTGAGCTTCTTGTAGTTGTACATTAGTAGGTTCGTACTCGGCTTTATAACCAAACACAAGGATTGTTCGCAGGCACTTGAGTATACCGGCATCTCTATTATTGGAGATGAAGGCATCCCAGAGGGGCGTGAGCCACTCAGGGAAGGAAGGGATTTGATCCCGATTACCCTCAAGGAACTGTAGAACATCGTTGTCTAACTTAGGTTCTGCTATAAGGACCCAGGTCGTAGTAAGCTTTTCAGGGGGGTGCAAGTGGATCCCTGTCAACCGTGATACGTCGGTTAGCAGGCTGAAGTATACTTTAGTTAGTATGCTCATATGGAGATGCCATTAGCCCGGTTGGTTGAAGGAAGTGTACTGCTGATAAGCTGTACACTAGTCCTAGAACTATGAATTGCCCACGCCCCGAGTCCACTATCCCATTTTACAGGGAAGGTATACTTGAGGTAGACAAGAGGATTCACAGCCAAGAACTTAACGCGGATTAAAAATCCGCCTCCGGACCTAACTGTAATACCCCTCTCGATCTCGATCAACGACCCCCAAATATGTATACCAGAGCAATCCCAGGCTTGAAGCCCGTGATTAAACTGGA